CGAACTGGAAGAACTTAATAGAGGCGGAGCCAATGTTCTTGGGCAGGTCAACCTGTTGGGCGAGTTCGTTTAGTTTGAGGGTGTTTTTGATGCGATCAACCAACTGCTTGCTCAGGAAAGCCTGATAGTAGCTACCCAGAGAAGCGGGGTTGGAGCGGGTCATAAGTGCCATAACTTTTTATTCTCCTATGAGAACGCCAAACTTGTCGGCATCGCTGGCGTTCCTGCGAAGGAACTCCTCCTGCTCCTGATAGCTCATTTCCTCAAAGCTCTTACGCTTGGCGGGGGCTTGGCTACCGGAAGCAGATAACGATGTTTTTTTCCTAAATTCGGTGTTCTCTTTTTTCAGGGTTTCGACTTCTTTTCGCAATGCTTCCGAAGCCTCTGCGGCCTGTTGCATCTTGGCGATCTGGGTTGCATAGATGAACCCGTTGGGCGTGGAGTTGATGAGGGTTTTAAGCTCCTCGTCCTCGCTCCGCAGAATGGAAACCACCCGCTTGCCCAAGTCGGATTGCTCGTCCTTAAGATCGGGGTTTTCCGAGATCATGCGGCTTACATTGGAACTCCAGCGTTCGCTGAAATCCCTTTTGGCCTTTTCAGCCCTTTCCGCATTTTCCCTTTGCCTCTGCTCCAAGATGTCTGCCTGTTGACGGGCGGCTTTGGCTAGGTCATCCCTGCCTTCCTCCTCCCAATTACGGGCAAACTTCCGAAGCTCATCTGGCTTGGCCGGAGCGGTTGGATCGGAAGCCTTCTCGGCCTCCTCCTTCATCTTCTGAAGCTCGGCCTGCAAAGCCCTGACTTGGGCCTTTTCGGCATCCAGCTTCTTCCAGCTTTCGGCCAGTCTTGCCTCTTCCTTGGCCCTCTTGGAATCCTTCTTGGATTCCTCAACCTTGGGCTCCTCCTTCTCGGAGGCCTCGGAGGCATTGCGATTTTCGTCTTTATCCTGAATCGTTTCAGCCTTGGCGGTGGATTCATCCGAATCCTCTTTCTCCGCCTTGGCCTCTTTGGGTTGTTTGGAATCATCCTTGGTTGGCTGGTCAGGCGTTGGGCCAGCTTCGGTATTCGCCTTAGCAGAGGACTTGTACGGGATACCATCGGCCTGAGCCGCAAGCTCCCGAATCATTTCCTCCGTCACTTCAACTTCTGGAGAGGCTTGTGGCTCCACAGCCGCCGCCTCGTTTGTCGATTCACTCATGGTTTGTCAGGTGTCCTTCCTGCTCTGGTTTAGGGCCGTAAGGATTCAAGGAGATCGGCAACGGCCCCAGCATCCGATCCCTCGTTTTGATCCTCGATTTCCGTGTTTGTGAGGTATTCAAGGATCACCAATGCCTCACGAAATCCGACTGCCTTTCCGGCCTCCAAGCGGCCTCCCCCTGCGAATACTGCCTGTGTGTCTTTACGGGTGGCGCAGTTTTGCAGAACGAGAAGAAGCCTCTTGCCGGAGGGAGTAGAAAAGAACTGCTTGGCCGCATTTTGATCCGCCGGAGTCCAGTCGGTTTCAACGTGGCCTAGCTCTCTGAAAAGCCGTATTGCGAGTTGTAGTTTGGTCAACATATATTAGATAGGCTTATTAGACCGCCTCACCCGTATTGACGCTTTGCGTGGTGGTCACTCCACCCTGTTGCATCTGGGCTTGGGCCTGATTCTGAATCGCCTGAGCCTGTTGTTTAAGCATGGCCCGAATCTGCCTCTCGGCGTTCTTGTCAGTCTGGCCGAGGGCTTGGAGATGGGCCTCCAAGTGTTGAGCGTAAAGTTGCTGGGACTGCGGAGATCCGCCGCCCATCTGGGAAAGCATCTGCACCCGCTGGAGCAACACCTGAAGATGGGCCTTGTGATCATCGGTGGGCCGGACTTGGGCGGGGAATCCTGATTCAATGATCAGATTCTCGGAGGCCTGATCCTCGGCCTGATCCATCGCCTTCTGGTTGGGATCACGCAGGAGCTTGTTGATGAGGGACGGGTCATCAATTTCCAGAACGGAGCGAACAAGGGCGGGTTGATCGACAAAGGGATTGTTGGCCAGCGTGGTCAGGCGGGTGAAAGCCTTCTGGTATTGGACGGCCTTATTGATGCCATCGGCGGAACCGGAAGGATGAATCGCATAGGCCTGTTCAAGCGCATCGGCGGGAACCTCTCCAAACGTCTCCTGAAAGGAATAGCTCAGGTTCTTTTTGCCAAACTGGCAAAGAATCGAGTAAGCCTGCCGGAAAACATAGCCCAGCGAGATGCGGAAGATGCGAGCCCGAAGGTCGGTGCTTTGCCCCATGAGCGAGCCGATCTGGGAAATCTCAGTCGCAGTACGGGCATTCTTGGTGTTGCCCTGCTGGGCCAAACCAAAGTCCGGCATGGAGGTGAGGTATTCGGAAATCATCCGTTGGTTGATCATCTCCTGATCAAAGGAGATCGGGGGCTGAGGCATGGTGACGGGCTGAACGCCAACCGGAAGTATGGTGGCGGGGCCGAACTTAAGATTGTTTGTGTTGGGAAGATCCTGCTCACAGCGGAACAAGGGGCGGTTATAGAGCGTCATTGCGTCCGCCTTCTCGTTCATCAACTTACACATATACGCCTCAAAAGGGGCAACGATCTCACAAATGCCTCGGCTGGAATAAACGCCCTTGTCCTTGATCTCCATGACAAACGGGACAAACGGCAACTGCTCATGCTTGTAGGGAAGCTCAAAGGTGGGCCGGATATCCTCGTTGGGGGCCACGGGGCTGAACGTATGCACGAAAATCTTCCCGTCCTCGGTGCGCTCATAGACTTCCCAGACGATGATCTGGTTATCTTCTGATCCAACCGTGATGCCCTCTCGGCGGAGCTTGGTATCCTCAAGCGAGGAGAACTTGGTTCCCTCGTTGGTACGGCCCTTGATTCGGTTGATGAAATCCTCGTCCTGATTGTAAAGCTTGTTGGATTTATACTGGTTGACCGACATCGGGATCACATGACACAGGCGGTCACAGGATTTGATGTCACGGGTGTAATACGGGACGATGGCATACACGGGGTCAACGGAATCAAACCGCAGTCCCTTGGTTTCCTCGTCCCAAGAAATCTTCATCAGGTTCATCCCGCTCATCAGCATATTGTCGATGGCGGTCAGGATCTCCGTCTCGAAGTTGGAGTTCTGCTTGATCTGATAATCAAAGAACCGTGAAACGGCATGGGTCAGACCCTCGTTCTGGGGCTTGACCGGAATGAAGGTGGCAATCACCTCATTGGAAAAAACTTGCTGATAATAAAACGGCTTGAGCTTGCTGATGATGGAATCGGCCAAGGGATAATGAAGGTCGGCCTGCCAAGGAAGTTTCTTTTTGCGGCGAAGGCCGTTATGACGCATCTCGTACCAGATCCTCTGCCGCTCCTCCCATCCAGTACGGGCTCGGAGATCGTCAAGCAGGGCGGAATAAAGCTCGTCCCGATCCTTCATTTCTTTAGCTGGTACTCCAGATCATTGACCGTGTTCAAAGCCTCCCACGCCCAACGCCTGACCGAGGGATTGGAGTTCTTCACTTCCGCATATTCGGGAATGCTCATCAGTCGCTCCACGTTTCCATCAGTCCTTGGAACCGGAACTGTCGTTGTGGCGCAACCACCAAGGCTGAGGAGCGAGATCGGTATTGATAGCTTCCCGATTTCTTTCCCAATCCGAACGAGCCCTGTTAATCTCACGCTGTTTCTGATCAGGAATCAAACCAAGGAGCTTGGCTATAATCTGCAAGATGGCGGACAGGATTCCCACTTACTTGATCTGGAGTCCCACGCTCTTGAGGAAGTTGACGATTTTTTCCAGAATCGAATCGTCCTTCGGGGTCGGGGTGAGTTTGACAATAATGCGGGCCGCAAGGACAATGCCTCCCACAGCCGCCACCACTTCCGTCCAGTTTTGAGTCAGCCAGTTCCAGATTTGCATTCATGTTTTTAACCTCCGCAATCGAAGCGAGATATCGAGGACTCTCCTCCCGAAGATTCCTGAATCTCGCTCAACCAATCCAAGCCCGTACTGCCGGAGTCAAAGCTGGCAAGCCCCAAATCATTTCGGATGCAACACACCCCACAAACCGC